CTAGCCATCATTTTCCTGTTGCTTATTTTGGCTCTCAGCCAGTTTTTCGCGGAAACGTCGATTAACCCCCTCCCAATCGTCAGAATCCACATCCCACGGAGCCACCCACGCCTTGAACGCGTCAGCGGTCTGCCACGAGACCAGCGATGTAGTCCATTCGCGGAGAACACCCAGCTTGCGGGCGTGATCTTCCATGTACTTCGTCCACTCAGGCCACATCCGAGGGCAACGATGCGTGCGCTGAGCCCACTTGAAAACACTCCGGTAGTAGCGGCGGTCTTGCTCGTCTGTGTCACGGCTCGCAGACATTGTTTCCGCAGGTCGGAGCGACTTAGACGCCTTAATGATCGCACTCGCAGTGATGGTCTCGCCTGACTCGGCAAGAAGCTTCACCGACTCTTCGACCGTCTGAGCATCTAGCCCGGCGCCCAGGAACGTTTCCTCCCAAGCTTCCGTGATCACTACCAGCTCATCAGCATCGAAAAGGCGCTGGCCACGCAGGCGTTTGCTCTTCTCAACAGCGCTTTTAGCGGCGATAAAGAGACTCATGACTACGCGCCCCAGTCCCAGTCATCGTCGTCATCGTCCTCGTCATCCTCCTCGATGCAGGTGGAGGTGATGGCGGGCATAGACGCATCATCGACAACTGGGTTGAGCTGCGCTTTCTCCCGCATATGCTGCTCACGGAGCATCTGCACCCGAGTCTCATAGAACTCATGTTTGGAGGGCACTGAGGTGGTGTCGTAATCGTCGTCTAGCTGCTGATTCAGCCACGTGGAGGGGTGCGGCCAGTACTCCGGCTCACGCCCCGTACGTATCCATTCAGCCTGCGCTTTCATGAGCTGCGAGCAGATGAACTCCATGCTGTGGGTGCGTCGTTGCTTCTCAAAGCTCTTCCTGGCCTGCTGTTTTCCGCGCTTACGCCCAACCAACGCCCAGAACTTCTCGAACTCCGCGTCCAATTGGCGCTTAGATGGCTTCCATCGTCCTTGCTGGCGACCCTTAGGGTCGCTCTCATTGACGGGTTGAAGAGCTCCTCGGTTTGTGTTTGTCGGCGTACCCGCTTGCGGGTCGCCTAACGGAACCAGTGCCGCGCCTTCCGCCGAGCTTTCGCGCAAAGGGGGTAGGGGGTTACTTATGGACGGTTCTATGGATGGTTCTAGGACGGTTCTTAGGACACCAGTGTCCGGTCTCAATGTCGCAGATGTCCGGCCTCGATGGACACCAGTGTCCAGCCTGGACAAATTGTCCGGCCTCAAATCTGTTGCAGATGTCCGGCCTCGACCAGAGTTATTCGCAGGCTCATCGCCGCCCAAATCGACGTCATAAACGACCGGACGATAGCCACCACGGAAGTGCGAAACCAACCTCTGATCGCCACGGCGAATAATCCCCGATTCCTCCAACTCTGAGAGTTGGCGGCGGATAGTACGCGAAGAACAGCAGCAATACTCGGCCAGAGTTTCCTGCGATGGCCATGCAGACTGGCCGCGCTTATCGGCATGATTAGCTACAGCGATAAGTACCAACCTCTGCATAGGCGTTGCTACCCGCTGGGTGCTCAGCGCCCACGAAACAGCCTCGATACTCATTCTTCGCACACCTCCCTAACGTTCTCCTCCGTATCCCGAAGTAGCCATCCTTTTAGGTAAGACTCACTCGGGCGTGAATGGATATAGTGATGACAGTACGTGCATACATACAAACAATTTTTCACAGTTCCAATACCCCGCCGCGTACCCCCCATCTTCCGCGGCAAACGATGATGAAACTCGCCAAACGGAGTAGACCTACCACACACCTCGCAGTAGCCGTTAGAGCGTTCCAGAACCACGCCACGCACCTCATCAGAGAACTCAGCGCTCACGGCACACCCCACTACTGCTACACTGGAGAAAGAACAGACAACGTACTTGAAAGACGCCACCAGACATGCCGACCAATACAACACGATGGGATGCCTTCCGCGTCGGAGTACTCTCACTCTTCGACCTCAAAGGCGCATGGACACAGACAGCAGCCAAGGAGCTATTCCCAGCCCCCAAGAAGAGCCCAACACTCAACGAAACACTCTTGAGGGCGTCAATCTGGATGAACTCGCCAACGACCCCGTAGCGCTCACACAGATACAGGCCTACCTCCAGCAAAACAATATCCATCTGCCCGTGATGACGCCGGACGAAGCCGCAATGCGCATCATGAGAGAAGAGACGCCAGAGCTCTACACCGCCTACATCAAGGCGATAGAAAGTTCCGTAAAAGCCAGCTATATCGAGCAAACCTACCCCTACACGGAACCTGCCAAGACCATCAAATCTGGCCGCACATTCGGCATACTCGCCGTCATCTGCGCGTTCATACTGTGCGGGTACGCTCTGTACCTTGATAAAACATGGTTTGCGGGGATTATCGCAGGCATAGACCTTGTCAGCCTCGCCGCTATCTTCTCCAACCCCACGGACAAGAAGAGAATCTAAAGCACTCACTTACTCCACCACCCCTATAGCCCCATAGGCCGTCGACACGGACTTGCCGATCGTCTGCACGCCCATAATCTGGATCTTCAGCATGTCCAGGCGAGACCGCGCATACTTATACGCCCTATCCGCCACATCGCAGGCCTCACGATCGTGTACAGTAGCCAACGCCACCAGCGCCTCACGATCCTTCACGGAGCCTTTACCAACCGTCTCAACAAACGCTGAGGCCTCAGCAAAATCTAGCGCACGCTTAGCATCCAAGAATCGCCCGTACGCCTCATCCTGCGTGGCAGTAGCCTCAGAAAGGTGATTCAGAAGTCTGCGGAGCCGCTGCTCCACCATCACCGGCGTGTACTCAAGCTCACTCATGCTTTGAGCGCCTCCCCACGCTGCCTGAATGCCTCAGAAACACTCTCAGAGCGTGCCAACCCATTCCCAGCGGCATGGTTCCACAGCTTCGTCAAAGCGTCCTTATCGGTGGTCTCAGCGATCGACTTCAGCAGCTCACGCTCAGCCACCTCACGCCGCTGTACCTTCTCCATCTCCTCACGAGAAGCCCGTTTATTACCCGAATAGCCAGCATTAGCAAGGGCGCGTCCAAGAGCTGAAGTTTCCGTATTCTCGCAGGCAGCAACATTATTAGCCACACCTCCCTGCATGTCTATCTCACAGGCAGTGCCAGTTGACCACAGCAAACCGTTCTTTCGATCCTCTGGAGACCTGTAGAGCTTGCAGTGGAATACCCAGCGGATAGGCTCAGATGCAGGGCAATCGATCGAGTTAAGCATGATCGTTTCCACCACCATAGTGGGGTTATCTTTACGTGCTGCACGATGCCGCTCATCGACAGTTGCATAGTCGTTAGGGTTGAACTGCATCAGTTGTCCCCTTTCAGGGTGAAGCGAATCCGCGTAGATACAGTCTCGCTGCTGTACTTCTTGAACAGATCAGGGTGCTCAAACTTGAGCTTGTTAGTATCAAACCGCGTAGTCTTACGCTCACTACACGACACGCTCCCCCACTCGCCAGACACTTTCTCTCCTGGACGAATAAGCGGCTTAACAAGCTCAATAGCCTCAGCCCGCAACTCCTTCGCCCGCGCCTCATACTGCCTAGCCATCCGCATAAACGTAATCGCCTTCATCGTGATAATCGTCGGTAAAGTCTCGGGAAAGTCCTTAACCTCGTACATAATGTCGAGTAGACGCTCGCAGGCATACCAGTCACGCTCAACAGTGATATAAAAGAAATCCCCAGGCATAAACAGCAGCTCAGGGTCACGGACCTCTTCATCGCCGATGTAGAACTTCCTAAACCGACGCTCATGCTCCTCGACAAGGCGATAATCAACAAGAGGAGAAAGCTCACGCACATTCCAGGCGAACACACACTCGTCCAGATCACAGGTCAGCATCTGCTACTGACACTGGTAGAAGTAGTGGGGAATCCTGCACTCCTTGAACCGATCAAGCATAGGCATGGACTCGTCATGCAGAGATTCCCAACGATCCCCGGTGGTCTTACACTCCACCACAGCACCATCCATAAAACCGTCCGGAGTAGAGAGACAGAATGAGTCCTCATCCCACGCCACGATATGAGAATTAGCAACGATAGTGGCGTTATCCAGCTCCATACGGAGCCAATCCAGAATGCGGGGCTCCATAATGTTCCCCCACTCCATGAAGGGATTAGACGGCACCGAATAGCCACGTTGCTTCCGCTCAACGATCCCAGCCACACTCGCCTTACCAGCCGCAATCTGACCCACCTCAGTAGCAGTCAAACCATTACGGCGAATCTCCAGCCAACGCTCCCTGTGCGTCTCGCGATCGGAATCTTTGATAATCATTCTTCAAACTCCAAGTCTTTAAACCAGTCGTAAAGGTCAATTTCTGGGGTGTCCTCGTCCTCGTCATCGACCTCGAACACCCACCTGGGGACGTCACGCATCAATGCCCGCCACCATCGCCAAATAATGATGAGTAAAGGAACTCGGGCGCGTAGCCGATGTAATCCACACGCCAGCCCTCGGCACGCACACTTCCCGAACATGCGGCACACCATCCTCATCAAACTCAAAACAATCCATCGCACACTCACGCATCACAGGACACCCCCTACAGGCCTCAGCGATAGCCTTACGGCGGTACCGATTCCCGATACGCTCCAGTTCTTCGCAGAAATGTTTGTTACCAGCGCACTTGGCGTGCTCATGCCATGAGATATTCACTAGTGTTCACACCACCTTGTTTCGTCACAGTGACACATGTAGACAGCAGCCGGGCGACGATGCCCTGTACAAGATCAGCGACCCCGCACACTGCACCCCCAACGGCCATAACAAGTAAAAATCCGAGAGCAGAAGCGGCCACTATTTCACCCCCATGTAGTTCTCAAACCAGGCGCGGACGTCACTCTTCGCATACATGGTGATAGGACCATGCAGCCCATACTCGTCCCGGTTCACTGCCCGTAGCTCGCCTCGCAGCGTCGCCCTTTTTACCGTGTCCCGCGACATTTGGTAGCCGAACTCATCACCGATTAGGTTTGCGGGGCCATCATAGGTGTACACGTACGGTGCAGAATCGCTACTCATTGTTCGCGCCCCCACACATGTGAAGGCAGGCCCTCAGCAAGACGGTCTAGCCCCTTCGGGGTCACCCGCACAGTAGGTGCAGGAACAAACGACTCACCATTAGGCCGCCACCGCGGCATATTCACCTTCACCGCCAAGTAGCCGCGTTTAACCGCATACTGTAGGGGCTCCCAATAGCCGTGGCAGTGCGTCACCCAGCCAAGCTCCTCCATTTCCTTAAAGAGGCGGTTGCGGCCGATGTCTGCCCCCGCTCGGGACGCCAGCGCTTTAGCAGCATCCGCCACCGACATATCACCGGAAGACCCGCAGAACGTCTCCCACGCCCCCGCTTTAGGGGTAAGCTCCTTCACCTTCGCCTGCTCATCCTTCAGCTGGTTAGCCAGGCTAATAATCGTGTCCGGGTTAAGGAGAACTTCCTCAATCTTCTCCGGAGTCAGATACCCACCATGCTTACGGATGGAGGGGAGTACCTCATCGAACACCCAGCGCTCAAACTTGTCAGCATCCGGAAGTTTCGAGTTAGCGATAAGCCGGTAGAGGTCACCCTCAGCGATAAACCGTGCTTGCTGCATTCCGCCTGCTGTTTGAAGGGGGTAGCGTTTCGCGACCCCCTTACAATGCTTAGAGAGTGCGTCATTTGTATTTGCGTACCCGAGTGCGGTGGCAACATCCTTGCCACAGAACATGGGCGTACCGTCATGCTCGCACACGATACGAATCGCGTTGCCCTGGAAGTCGTACTGTGCGACTTCTTCCCTAGACTGATCAGTCATGATAGAATCTCCTTATCTTCTAAGAGGATTTGATTTTCTGGGTGCCCCTGGTCGCTGCCGGGGGCACCTTTTTTATGCGGCATCATCAACACACATACTTTCGATGGCAATGCCGGTTAGCGCGTGCAGCTCATAGAGCGTGAGAACATCTGGAAGTGTTTTTCCTGAGCGCCAATTCTTTACGGTTGTCCCGGTGCGGTTAAGGAAAGTCACCCCAAGATGGTTGTCTGACCTCGCCCCAGTGATTTCTTTTGCCTTGTCAAGAACGATCGGATCAAGCTTCATGCCTTCACCTCCTAAGCTTCTATTTTCTATGTCTAGCAATATGATACTAATGCTAGCGATAAAATGCAATAGTTTTCCAAATATCTTTAAAATCACTGGTCAAGGTAAGAAATTTATTGCTAATTATGTTTTCGTGAGATACAATGAACGCATGGATCACAAAGAATGGCTAGAAAAAATAACGGGCGACTCAGTAAACGCCATCGCCAAAAGAATCGAGGTAAAGCAACGTACTCTAGCCGCCCAGTTGGACCGCGATGACTTGCCGCCTGAGAATGTCATCAAAATTGCAGAACACTACGGGATTCACCCCGTGGGGGCGCTGGTGGAAACCGGATATTTAGACGAAAAATGGGCAAGCCAAATCGACCCATTCCTAGCTGTCAGAAAGCTCACCGACGAGCAGATACTCGAAGAGATTTTGCGCCGCATGAAGCTTCCCGGCGACCACCGAGAATTCACCACCCCGGTGGATGAGCTCATCGAAGAGCGTGGGAATGTTACACACATGCGCCATACTGATGTTCTAGCCCCACTCCCCGACCTAGAAAACCTCGACTACGTCGCCCAACACGACACCAATCAGCCCACCAATGATGAGTACGCAGAACACCACAACGAGCCTTAAACGCTACGCAGAAAGCCAAGGCGTAGAAGTTATTGAGCGTCATCTCCCCACCACCTGGCCGCACGCCCTCTACATCCCCGAACTCAACACCATCTACCTAGAAGCACGGCAACCGCACTGCTACAAGCGCGCAAACCTCGCCCACGAACTCGGCCACGCTGTTCTCGGCCACACTAGACCGCAAACCGACTGGTGGGAGTCGAGACAAGAACTCCAGGCCGACATTTTCGCCGCCCGCCTCCTCATCAACCCCAGCGACTACGCCCACCTAGAAGCAAGCTACGAATCAGATATAGCCATCGCCGAAGAACTAGAAGTCACACCCCATCTACTGGAAGTGTGGAAAAACTATACGGCAACAAACAATCGTCTCCAGCGGAAACAACGCCAATATGCCGAAACAGCATAAAACAGTAGCCAAAAATGCTTACCTCTAACTACACCCCACACCAAGAAAAGAGAACCAAGTGAAGAAGACACTTACAGTGGCCGTCATTGCCGCCACTATCGCTTCAACAACAGCACTACCACCCGCGCACGCAGAGGTCTACTACAAGAACTGCTCAGAAGCCCGCGCAGCCGGTGCAGCACCAATCCACAAAGGGCAGCCCGGCTACAGCACAAATCTAGACCGGGACGGCGACGGAATAGCCTGCGAATAAAATGGGATGACAATTCAGAAGAAGCAAAAACTAGGGCCCCTTGCGCGTGACAGCAACAAAACGTGGCCTATCATTCTCAGCCGGCTATTAAGCACTAACACCACAACAATAGACTCCGGTAGACTACCCACTAGAGAATAAAGGAGAGAAAACCGTGTCAGTCACAATGCACCGCTACAACTCGGTAGAAGAAATCGAAGCTGACAAGGCTAAGCTCCTTGAAGAACTAGGCATGTCAGAAGAAGACGCCACAGACCTCTACAACATGAATATGCTCGACTACAGCGACCAATGCCGTATCGAGAGAGTTTGGCAGCTTAATTTCCTTATTAAGCATGGACGCTAAAACATTTGAAGAGAAAACGAAAGAGTTCTCTTCACACATCTCATCCACTTTAAACGACACCCTAAGTGGGCCCGTTGCCAAAGTTCATTCTGACGTTACAGGGCCGCAGGCTTCAATTATCCGTACAACCAAAAAACTCATTTCCGACAATTGTCCAGGGAAACAGTTCGGTGTGCTCGCAAGTGATTTTTCATGCTGCGCGTCAAGCTCTGGCCGATACTTTGCAGTAGAGGAATCACATATCCGCATCAAGATAGGCTACGGAGAAAAAACACGCCCTGTCATCCGAATAGATTTCAATCGCGACGATAATTCGTACATTAGCTGCCATGCTCATGTGGTGGGCGCAAACAGTCTCTTCGACTATCTCACTCCCAGAATTGGAAAGAATAGGTCGAGTAATCGACAATACTTACCGCAGACAACAGACGTCCTGCATATCCCAGTGGGCGGTAAACGATTCCGCCCTACAATTGAAGATGTCATTGAGCTTCTCATCCGGCAGTGCGGCGTTTCTCACCCAGACAATGCTCTCGAAATCATCCAAAAATCACGAGACGAATGGATAAGAACACAGACACGCGCTGCTGTCACAGACAACCCAGAGGCCGCAATCGAGGCACTCAAGGCAATAGGTTACTCCGTTACTAAAGATGAGCGTCCATAAATACACCACGGCTAAAGGCCCCCGCTGGTCAGTAGCCTACAGTCGCCCAGACGGCACCCGTACACAGAAGCGCGGATTCCTTACCAAAACAGCCGCCAAAGCGTGGGAAACAAAACTCGTCTCAGATATCCTCACCGGCCAGTGGGTAGACGAAAAAGGCGGGAAACAAACTATCGGAGAGTTGGGGGACGCGTGGCTTAACCGACAGACTCACCTTAAGCCGTCTAGTCTCCGCTCTCTCAGGAACGTGTGGGAAGCAAAGGTTAAGCCTCAATGGGGCTCCCGGACGCTGGATAGTGTGAAGCACACTGAGGTTGCGGACTGGCTCGCAAACATGACCACCAGGGAGGGAAAACCCTTAGCGGCCACCACGAAACGCTACGCGCACCAGATATTGAACAATATCTACAAGGACGCGGTACGCGACCGTGCCATCCTTACTAACCCGGTTGAGGGAATACCGCTTCCGAAAAAGACGAGAGCCAGGAAAACCTACCTCACTCACGAGCAGCTACAAGCGTTCGCGGCGGCCTGCGGAGAGTACGAAACACTGGTCCTCGTTATCGGCTACTGTAGCCTGCGCTGGGGTGAAGCTATCGCGTTAACCACTAACGATATTGATCTGCTCCGCCATAGAATTACTATCAACAAGAACGCCGTCTGGCTGGATAAGAAAGTCCATTTAGGCACCCCTAAAAGCAACGAGGAGCGCACAGTTCCCATCATTGGTCTAGTGGCCGACAAGCTAGAAAAGCATATGCGTACGGTGCCTACAGGTGGCCTAGTGTGGGAAGCCCCTAGAGGAGGCTATGTGCCCCGCCCCAACGCCCGTGAGGGCTACTGGGCCCGCGCAATCAAGACGTCAGGCATACTCCGCATCACACCGCACGAACTTAGGCACACGGCAGCTAGTCTCGCCGTACAATCCGGCGCGAACATAAAAGCCGTCCAGCGGATGCTCGGCCACTCCTCGGCAGCAATGACACTCGACGTGTACGCAGATTTATTTGATGATGATCTTGATCAGCTCGCCGACCGTCTTAACGCTGCTGCAACTTCGGTAGCCAAAATGTAGCCAAAGATTTTATTTAGTGACCGTTTATGCAGGTGAGAGCGTTTACAGAACAGGGTTCGAATCCTTCTGGGGGCGCTTATATAGCACTTCGTGCAATGCTTTACGCGAAAGCTTTGTAAACCCTAAAACCCTACATAAATTTATGTCCTCAGCCTTAAGAAAAGGTTGAGGACATAAATTTACGGGTCTACTGACCGTTAATGAGCTATGAAAGGAGCGCCTCTTCAAGGCTCAGAATACGGTAGACACCAGGACGAGAAAGTCCGGTTGCTTCACAGATCTCAGAAATTCGAACACCTTTACCGTGTGCAGACTGCACCAGTTGGTAGCGCTCGCTCTGTAGCTTGTCTAATTGTTTCTCTACTTTACGCAGCCGAGTTGACTGTTCTTGTAGCTGACCAAGCATTTCCCACTTATTAGACATATAACTCCTTTTATCGATCAAGATGTAGACCTGCGGAGCGCGCTCTCATTCGTAGGAGGTAAACCCTCCCCTGATTATGCAGATGACAGCGTTATGTAGCTATTTATTCAACGACATACGCTGATCTGCAAACATCAATACTGTAGTCACCGCAATTGTCTTCTACAGAAGATATCTTGTTACAAGAACGATTTAGTTATTCCTACAATTTCTTAAGAAAAGAGAACCTTATTGCCACTTCCCCGAAATCATTTCGCTATCTAGGCGAACTACGGGTGTACACAACACCATGCCTTCGAAGAAGTATTCACAATGTCACCAAACTTAGCATTTGTAGAGAATAAAAATAGTTTTTGCACAAATGAGCAGGCTTTATTATTTATAACTCAGAAAGGACATTTAAACCTAAGAGACATTGCATCTGTTGCAATCATTAATTTTGTATAACGGCGAGATATTCTATGAACACTTTTGCAACACAGTGATCATTGCAGCTTGTTCAGCCTTGGTAACCCACAAACCGTAAAGCCTCTTTACCTCAACCTGTCTCGCAACATACTCACAGCGATAAATCTTATTGGGTGGTAACCAGGTGGCCGTATCCCCCGATCCCTTTTGTGCATTGACCCATCCTGACACAGCTAAAAGATTACGGGGATCATTAGCGAACGCGCGACGCACATCCGCACTCCACGACTGCGCACCTTTAACCCATGAGTCAGCAAGTGCAACCACATGATCTATCTGCACTAGGGCACTTGTCTTTTGACCATGCTGGAAGTAGACAACATCACCTGTATATGGATCATGCAGTACACCTGTTTCCACCACACAACCGTGCGTACGCGGACGGAATGTCACATTCACTAGATCTCGTTGCAGAATGTCCTCACGAGTTCGACATCCGTTGTGTCCTAACGGAGCGTCGTTATTGTCATCCCAACTTCGCCCATACTGAGCGCGTTTATAACCAGTTTTAGGTGCGCGTCCCTTTACCGTCAGAAAACGAGCGTGCGTAAGCGCATCGTGGTAACTATGCAGCCCAAAATCGCGCAGCACAGTAAACCTAATTCCTGCTGCCTTATTCTTATTCCTCCGTGATACTCGCGGCGAAACAGGCGTACGTGGTTTACCCGAGTGATGCGTTTGTAAGCTACTACTGGGCGAACTACTAGTACTCTCCCCAGAAGAATCCCCTGTTTGCGTACCGTCTACATCTATGGCGCATCCTGCTGTTGCCACCGTAACGACAGCAGCACTTACTAACCCTATGAACCGTAGAGATACAGACCTGCTACAACGGGAATCGCCTCGGGGAATGGCATGCAGAAACGTACTGTGCATGGTTATAGCCTAGACTTAGGCACATGGCATTTCCGCAACCTACCACACAGACTTACTCCGTCGTTACTGGTGCTTCACAAGGCATTGGCCGATCTCTCGCACTACATCTGGCGCAACGTGGCTACAACGTTATTCTTGTAGCACGCCGCGCAGACGTCCTTAAAGAATTAGCCACCGAGATCACTACCACCTACGGGGTGGAGGCACTGTGCCGTCCCTGCGATCTTTCCGATCCCGCGTCTCGTAAAGAACTTACCGATGAGCTCCGCACGCTCGACGTCACTATCCTTTGCAATGATGCAGGAACCGCTACATTCGGCAGTGTCGCTAAACTGCCAGAGGAGAAAGAACACTTGCAGTTCCAGCTCAATGCCAGTACTGTTCATGAACTTGTCCTCGCGGTACTCCCACGCATGATTGAGCGCGGAGAAGGAGCCATTCTGAATGTCGGTTCCGCCGCAGGCAATATGCCTATTGCCTATAACGCTACTTATGCCGGCACTAAGGCATTCGTCAATATCTTCTCTGAGTCACTTCATGATGAGCTCAAAGGCTACGGTATTAATGTCACTTTGTTGGCTCCTGGCCCAGTTCGTCCTTCTGATAAACCGAAGAGTGAAGAAACCTTCCTCGACCGCATGATCCCCGCTTTCATGTGGGCAAACTCCGATCAAGTTGCAGAACAGTCTCTTGCTGCGTTAGCACGTAACAAACGGCGTATTGTTCCTGGTGCTATTGGCAAAATGCTGAATGCCGTGGGATACCTTCCACATATGATTACAAGCCCCATCAATAAACTCAGTTATGGGGCACTAGCAGGTGATAACAAATGACCATGATTTCCCCCACGCACCTTCCCGAAAAACTCGACCGTATTGTCTGGATAGACTGCGAGATGACCGGCCTTGACCGTGCCAAGGACGCACTTGTAGAAATCTCCGTCCTTGTCACCGACAGCAACCTCAACATCCTCGGTGACGAAGACGGCCAGACTCCCGGACTCGATATAGTCATACACACCTCTGACGAACTACTGAATAGCATGGATGATGTTGTTACAGAGATGCATGCACGCTCGGGACTTACCGAGGAGATTCGCCGCAGTACCGTCACAGTTGCGGAAGCAGAAAAACAGGTACTGGACTACATTAAGCGCTTCGTGAAAGAACCGCGTACCGCACCACTAGCTGGCAACAGTATTGCCACGGATCGCGCTTTCATCGCCCGCGATATGCCGGAGCTCGATAACTTCCTGCACTACCGCATGATTGACGTTTCCACCATTAAGGAACTATGCCACCGCTGGTTCCCCTATATCTATGTCAACCAGCCTCCTAAAGGTATGAACCACCGCGCCATGGCAGACATTAAAGAATCTATTCGCGAACTGGCCTATTACCGCGCTGTAGCCTTTGTTCCGGAGCCTGGTCCCAGCGAAGATGATATTAAAGAAAAACTTGCCGATTTTTCCTAA